CTGTTTTTGCAGTATTGCTGGGCCTTGTATATCCGCCTGTGGTCCCTCGTGCCGGTGACGGTGCTCTCCGTTGTTGTGCTGCAAATATATCCTGCCAGCTACTACTGCCCAGAACCTGACCGGCAGTCTGCCGGCCTTGCGTTGGTCGGTATGCACTACCTGTTTTTGCAGTATTGCTGGGCCTTGTATATCCGCCTGTGGTCCCTCGTGCCGGTCCTGTGGTTTTGTGGTATTTCGTGTGTGTCATTATTCATTCCCCTGCGGTACGTTGTGGCCCGCCATCTCCATTACGACCATAGCTGCTGCACGTTCATCGGCCAAAAAGCCATCCTCCCACTCCTGGTGGGCGGTATCTATATGCGTATTACCCTCTAGAATAGCCAGGTCGATCAACAAGCTCCCAGAAGGTTCGGATTGTGGTACTTTGTCAGGCATACTTCGCAACTACTTGCGCGAGCTCCTGAAAGTATTGACCGGCAGGGGTATTGGGTGTACGTTCAGTCCAATTCGCCAGCAATCCCTTAAGCTCCGCTACCAGACCAGCATCCTTTCCCGCCTGTATCGGTTCCTTTGATAAATCCGGTGCTGGTCCCATAAACTCACCTGTCTGCATTCCGCCTGGTGGTCGCATCCCACCTGGACCGCCCATCGGTGGACCCCCCATACCTGGCCCTCCCATAGGTGGACCCCCCATCTGTGGTGCATACATTCCTCTAGCCATTGTCTTCTCTCCCGTGTTGCATTTCCTAGTTTACCATGCGCTTCTAATTACCCTTTTGCTAGTGGGAATTCTCCCCACATCCGCAAATTGTTCGCTATCCTCTGAAGTATGTTAGACGTTTCTTCTTCTGTGGGTGCAGGTCGCATCTCGTCTGTATATGGGTCATACGTTTGACGTGCCCAATTCTCCTGCCCGACTTTGATCTCCTTTTTTCTCTTACGTGCGTCGGAAGCTCTACCTCGATGATGTGTGATTTGATAATTGGTCCACTGTTGTTTGCCTTTATCCGTTAAGTCGTAACGGCTCGCTCTATCGTAGTTTATTTCTAGTTTACCATCTTCACCAACACCAGTTACCTGCCGCACACGCGGCGCATATCCGTCTGGGCCCCGTAGCACCAGCTTCCCCTCTTTCTTGATCCACTTATAACCTTCGGGGAGCTCTTTACCTTCTTCCGTGTATATCTTATAGAACTGCTCTAGTTCCTGCGGGATACTAAACGGTTGTAGCGATCCCCACTCGACATAGGTATGGTCCGATTGCCGCTTGTCCGGTATATAATAGCGACCTTCCTGTTTGATTATCCGTTCTGTCTCGACAAACTCATCGCTTATTCGGTCTGCCGCATGTAAGGCTTCGTGTTGATATACCGCTCCCAACCACTCCTCCGAGCCGAATTGACCACTCCAGTTCCCCATACTATGTTCGATAGTTCCAGCGTAAGGCAGGCCGTACTTTGCTTGAGCCTTTGCGGGGGCCCACGTTGCAAGTGCTCCTGGCCTTTCATCTGCCCGATATTCCCCGTAAGGTACTAAATACCTCAATGCCTGTTTATCCAACCAGGATATGTCCTCTCTGGCTAATACATTTTCCCTTGCCTGTAACCAGGCCGCACGTTCTTCTTCAGGCGTTCTGCCTGTCGGCTCTGGCAACGGCTCTGGCTCCCACACTACAGGCTCGTATACCTGTGGGTCGGACCTATTTAGTTCTTCTTCTGTCTGACCCCTGCGTGTTTGATTATATGCCCCTTCTTGCCCGCCTCTAGTCTGACGTGCATATTCTAGTGCTGCTTGTGCTTCGCTAGGTGTCCACGAAGGTCGCCCCCCCCAATGCTCCCTGACTGGTGCATCATCTTGCTGGGGCATTGGTGGCTGGGGCATTGGTGGCTGGGGCATTGGTGGCTGAAACTCACCCCGATGTCTAGCGACAAACGTATGTGATCCTGTGCCCCCGTACATTACCACTGGCGACGGTTGCTGGTACTGACCGCGTGATGGGTCCCCCTGCTGATGCTCACCCTGCGGTATTACAGCCGCTCTTTGTGGTTGTCTTTGTGGCGTGAAGCGGTCCTCTCTACCACCAGGTGTCCAATTCCCTCCACGACCACGCTGTGGTGTGAACCTATCTTCTCTGCCGCCAGGTGTTCTAGGCATCTATGGTCCACCCATACCTTGATATGTTTCTGCCGGTGCTTGTAATCCCTGCTGTTCTAATGGCCCTGCCGCTCCAGGTGGCTGTCCTCCCGCTGCTGGATTGAACCCTTGCCCACCTACCGGTGGTCCTCCTGGTTGTGGTCCTCTTGGCTGGGGCATTGGTGGCTGTTGTCCATTGGGCCCTGCTTCTGGTCCTAACCGCGCCTGTATAGCCTCCTGCATCTGCCTCTCACGCTGGAGCCTTATCGTTTCCTCTGCCAATGCCTGTTCCTGCATCTTGAGTTTGGCATACATACCCGCCCATTGTTCCTTCCAGATTTCCTCTGTCATCTCCTCAGACGAGCCTACCTGCAAGAACGTCTCCCGTGCCCATCTCTGTGACGCTAATGGCATCTCACCTTCACTCACCATCTTAGCTATGTTAGCCATCTGTAACTTATCAATCGGTAACTGTGGCTCCATCTCTACCTGTATCATTACGTTGTCCGGTATCATGGCTGGGTCCATATCAAAGGCCGCGCCTTCCTTCTGGTTATATATCCTAGTCTTTGTTCCATCACGCTTGAACCACTCCAACGCCAAACCGCAAGCATCTGCAATCGCCCAAGCACTCATCTCTTTCACTGCAATCAATGGCAACCTACCCTGCTGGGCCAATAGCGATATAGCCTGGAACGGAAGTGCGTGTGACGGTGGCTCTCCAAGTGCCTGTCTAGAGATCATACTCTCTGCCATCTTCACATCAGTAATATTCAATATGTCGCCCAAACTGCTATCAATCACGTTTTTCGGTAATGGGTACACCTTCTCGCCCGCATCCACCTGGACTGTCCCACCAGGCTGACTGTAATCCACGTCTAACTTCTTTCCTGGCTCATTCGTCTCGTACACATTCAATGGCATCGAGCCCATAGCATACGCCAAACTAAACATCAATGTCATCGTGAGATTGCTTCTCTCAATCATGCCGCTTTTCCAGGCTGAATACAGGAATGGCATCCGTTTCTGGTCCGGCTCTGAGAATAGGTTTGTGCCTTCTGCGACCTGTGCAATGATCGGTATCCGGTTCAAATCATGCTCCACCTGCAATATAGGGGCATCGTATTCCTCTAACCAAACGTACCGACGGTCATAATCCCAATAGTCCATCAGCGTAACCTCATCCCACGCCTTCCTACCGTGCCGGCCCGCATCAAGTACATCCTCCGCCAAAGAACCCCACGTCGCTAACAGGTCCCGTGTGTTCACTCTCTCCCGCATCAAATAACCACTCATGCCATATTGGTCAAATTCAGGATACCCAAACGATGGGTCCAGTGGCCTGAACAGGTATGGTGTCATTTTGGCAATACGTTCCATGCGCTTCAGGTTGGATTTGTTCTCGCCTTCCTTCGCGTAATCCACTAGGTCCTGTGTCCTGGTAACTGCTATATGCACATCCCCATACAACAACCCCGACAACACCACGTCATAATGCACCGGCCTACCACTAACTCTGCCACTACATGCCCACATAGCCGCACATATCTGCTCAATCTCGCTCGTATCTTGTTCTTCCCCTTCGGTTTCCGGTACTTTGAACAATGGGTCTGTGGCTGTCATAAGGCGTACTGCACCTAATAGACTGTTTCTTGGTGATGGGTCCACCGTGTGTTTCACCCAATCTTGGCGCGGTAGCCCGCGTTTCTCTAATCGGAATATGTCCCGCATTTCGGTATTCATGCTGTCGCGCTCCTGATACTCCGTCACCAGGTCGGCTGTGCGCTTCTTCACTGTCTCGAATTCGGGTATGTCGTCAATGGTATTGAATGTTGCCATATTATATCTCCGCAAATGGTATCGCCGTGCTGTCTGTCTTTAGGATGTGCTGATAATGTCTGACCAATGGGTCCAAGAGCATTCGCTCTCTTTCTCGCTTGTGCCTACTCTCTGTGGTCCTAACCTGCGTCAAGCCATATCTCAGGCAATCATACGCGTGGTCCTCTGCATCCGTATCCACATCCTCCACCTTTGTCTCGTCATACGGTAAGGCCGGCAATGTCCTTATCAGGTTGCGACAGTTCGACATAATCTGTAGTCCTGGTTCCCCATCTTCCAGGTTCGCCAACGCCCTGTCCACCTTCCGCTTTCCCGATATTCTATCATTGTTTCCCTTCGTCAGTACAACGCCATTCTCCCGGTACTCATCAGCCGTACTATATACGCGATCCCCAGCACTCTTTTTAGCCCACATTGATGGGTCTGCCCACGTCACTGTACACGCATGTTCTGGTGTGTTATTCACTATCATCTTTGCTTGTTGTGCATCTGTCACTGCCCGTGCATAGAGCTCTCTGAATACATACACACGCCTGGTATCAGGGTCCTGCGCCAACCACAGACAACAGAAAGGTGCATGGTATCCCCAATCTACACAACGCCACATCGACCAATGCGCTGGTATCTCGAATGGCTTTACCACATGCCTATCTGCCCTAAATCCTGTAAATGCCTGTCCAGCAAAGACCGACCAATCCCCTTCCACCCACGCTCTACGCAATCCCTCTGGTAGACTATTCAACTCATCCCAATACGACTGCTCCAAATGCGGATTATCCACCGGCAATGACCTGACAAACGCGAACTCCTCAGCCTTCCCCCGTAACTCCACCGGCATATCATCATCCAACCACAACTGTTTCACCCACAAATGCCCAGGACCACCAGGATTAGTCGCCCCTATGAACACAGTATGATTGACTCCAGGCCACCGCAAACTACCCCTTAATATATCAAACGTCTCTCTTGTGTTTTTAGTGAGCTCGTCTACGGCAATGGCCGCGAATTCCGCCGATTGGTACTTAGATGGTTTATCCAGGTTGCGAAACGCTATTACGCCTCCGCCCATTGTCTCATTCACCCGATACTCCCGCGCTGCCTCATTCATCTCCCCCATCCATGACGGGAACTCAGTCCGTACTTTCGCCAGGTGACGGTCCTGCAACGACGGGTAATCCTCACACGCCAACATCACACGCACCCCTTTTAGTTGTCGCTCCTTATACTGCTCCAGCACAAACAATAAACTAAACCAGCGCAGTAAATGCGACTTCCCGCCGCCTCTCGCACCACCATACAGCACATACCGGTGGGACCTGGTAGCATGTAGGGCCTCCCACTGTCTCTCAGTGAAATCCGTTAGCCCCGAAAAGTCTATACTGATCTTTGTCACTTCGGCTTGCTCTTGGTTTTGGGGTCGTAGCGCTTTGGGTCCGAAGATATGTCCAACACGAACTCCACCTGGCCATCGAGCTCTACCGCCTGCTTGTCTGTCAATCCACGCCTGGTCTTTTCGTACCAAATAGCCGCTGAAAGGTTTTTAGCCATTGCCATTTCGTACACAACATTAGCGACATCCGCTCCCGCCTTAGCTCGCCCCTTTTTTAAGGCACTCTCAAAACTCTCATTATCCTTCTTCTTGCGATACAACGTAGCCTCAGCAAAACCCATCGCATCCGCTATTTCCGAGTTAGATAGCCCAATACCCGCAAGCCTTTCAACTTCCGAGTAATCTATCTCTAGTTTTTTTCTTCCCATACTCCACAACCTCAACTGATATTTTCAGTACCTGGTCCCTCAACGCCAAAAGAGCCACCGCATCCTCCAGGTCGCTCTCAGGCACATCAAGCGTTATCCGCATACCATCGCTCCCTATCTTTATCGCGCTTTGTATAGCTGGGAACGCGGCTCGAAACGATACTACCGGCTTCACACCGGTGTATTACGGATAGATCGCCCTATTATCCAAGCAATACCAAGCCCTACTACCCAGCTTGATACATCGCTTGAGTCAATTGCGCTCATAAAGGGAAATTGTTCTACTGCGTATTCCAAACCTATCGCTATAAACGGTGTCAATAACGCAATAAGTGTCCTACGCGATCCCCATATGGCTTCCTTGAGTTGTTTGTCCACGTTAGTCATCATAACACACTCACCTATAAGTTACAATTCTCCTCTTCTCGTTCATCCACTCAATCGCTTCTTCTTCCGACCTGATAACAACCACCATATTGCCATTAGCATCCCAATTCTCAGCAAACGCTTGCTCCGCTGTAGTAAGTTTTTGTTTCCCATTTTTCACCTCTATAAGATAGATCAGTTTGTCCGGTGCTTTCACTACAAGGTCTGGAAACCCCGATAAGTTACCGCCCATGCTTCCTACACTACTCGTGATTATTACCCTACACCCTCCCGCTCGTAGTATATTCACGATTTGCTTTTGATTAGCGTCAATTCGTCTGGCATAAGGCATATCTTTTCTACTCTCCTCTTATTCTTAATCTACTCTTCTCTACTACGTGACATTCTCGTACCCGCTGAAGTCACGTTACGTCGCCCCTTTAGTCACGAATGGTCGCCCACACTACAGTACCGTAGGGATACCGTGCTTCACGCTCCAACAAGTCTATCCAGGGTGGTCCTGTCAACTGATTTACTGCCCCGCCCCTATCCAAACACACCCATTCCGACCCGTCGGGTAGGGTGAACACAGTGCCAAACGGCCAGTCTCGAATGCAAGCGGCTGCGCCTGGTTGTCTCCATAACCAATCCTCCCAACGTGCGCCACTCGCCATCGCTGACTGACAGTAACCGTGCTGAAAATCCGCACAATTGGGACCGCCGGCTGGCGGATAATAACTTGAAACCCGCACCTGGACCTGCGTCACTGCCACTGCTTGCTTTTTAGCCACTAGAAACTTGTGAAATCTTGCACCAGGATATATCACATAATGATAATCCTCTGTTACGATCACTAGCCTCTCTGTCAGGACAGATGGTACACCCATCCCGCCATCCGCCCTACCGACACTGCCAAACAACACTACTCCTATAAAGAGCACCAACCCCAACGCCACTACCTTACGGCGTTTCCGTTTGAGCATCGTCTTTATGTTCACCATCTCCTCCTGTCAGTTGCGCATATATTCTTGGGTTCTCGACTAGAAACATTCCCAAAGCTGCCACACACTGTAACGCACCCGCTGCCCCCAATTTCGTATTCATCCACAACTGCTCCGCGCAATCGTCAATCACCTCCTTGTCCCCATCATCTAGGTCCGCGTATGCCGCCGCAATCCTGTCCTTACGCCACTTATTCCTGCTCCTTAAGCCGTAGCCCACACTTTGTCGTGCGTGGTCCTCACTGCGTCGTTGGTTAGAAAGGTACATTGGGCCTCACAATCAAGTCCTTGACTTCACAACTGAAATATTGACACAGCACATCAATAGTTTCTACCCGATACCCACGCACAGAGTTGGTAGCCCATGCCGAGAGAGTGGAGGTAGCTATGCCTGTTTCTCGCCTGATCTCTTCATAGCTGATCTTGCGACCTTCTCGCAATTCTTTCTCTGCCAACAGTAGTTTGTAGCGGTTTAATACTGCCATATCCTCACTTTGCTCCCCATTGGGTTGGTCGATGGTATACCATAACCAGTTCTGGTGCAAGCATAAAAAATCTCGTTACCAGGCGAACCCAGATACGGTAGCCGATAGTCTCCCGAACGTGGGGTCCCTTGCCTTCTCCGCATCCCAAATGATTTGATCCGCCTGCTCCACAGTCAAACCCTCTTTCTTCCACCAGGCAATTCTATCCGGTGCATCGAGCTCCTTGCGTTGCTCTTTTTTACGTTTCCTCCACACCAAACAGTGCTCGACCAATTGCAATGCGGTAGGGAACGAACCCTGCCTGCCACGCCAATCTGTCTCACGCCAATCACTAGCCACATCCCCTAACGACGCAAGGTCTACCTTGTATTTGATGAGCATCTCATTCGCTCGCGTGAGCTCAACGAGCCGTATCGGGTCCGTAGACTGCAACATATCCGCCAAATCCTTATCAACGTGCACTGCGTCGCACAATGCCTGGAATACCTCTTTCTCGTTATTTGAGTGCATCCACCAACTCCTTTTTCTTGCTATTTAGCCGAGCCCTAGACGCTGCTTTCCGCTCCCTAGCTGGCACAGGAGCCTGGTACTTAGCAAAGTTAATCACGCGCCACCCCTGTCTGGATTTCGCGACCATGCCGGCATCCTTGAGCCGGCGCAGGAGCTCGCCTACATTCTCCTCGTCACGGCGCAACCGCCATGCTAGGTTCCGATCACACGGTAGCCAACCCTCGTTATCATCCGCCTCTCCGCATATCATCAGGCACTCGATAAAAAACCTCCATGCCGACTGAGTACGCGTTGCCTCGTCATCTATCATCGCCAGGTCCGCATCCGCCAACGTCGAGATGTGCAACTTCACCCAGAATTTGTTCATCTCCATAATCCCATCTGCCGCACCGCCGATCGCTGTAACGCTCCACATTTCGGATCGTCGAGAACCGTCAACCACAATTTAATCCAGTGCCGGTTTTTCTGGGTCGTCATAACATCTCCATTTGGTGGTGCTCCATTATCCTTTCCCCTATCCATTCGGCGACCTGCGGCACAACCGCATTGCCCAATCCTCTAAGTCTGTGAATCCGACTGGGAACCCCATGAGCCACTCGACCCACGTCGGGTTCAGTTGTCCAGCGGGTTGATTTGCGTCTTTTACTTTCGCGCACAGGTAGCCTCGTTTGTCCGCGTGCGCGTGGCTCTTGCTCCCCACCGGCCCTGTGCCCTTCCACTCCGAAGCTCTCGGGGTGGGCCACATCTTTTTCCCCCTCCTTGATTTGTTTGTCTTCGGCCTGGTTGGTTGCCCTACTATAGCCGGGTGATTGCTCAACCCCACTTGCCCATAGTTCGCCCGGCTTCCTATCTTGCTGCCCTCCGCTGCCGTCGGCGTGGGCCACAATGAAGATGCGCTCCCGTCTATGCGGGGCATCGAAGGCGCAAGCTGGAATATTGAACGTCCAGCAGGCGTAACCTTCACCTTCCAAGCCAGATAGCACCGTGTCGATATAGGTGGACACGATTCCAGGAACGTTTTCGGCAAGGACGTATCGCGGTCTTGTCTCTTTAATAAGCCTGAGATATTCCGGCCAGAGGTTACGGTCATCTTCTGCGCCTCTTCGCTTCCCGGCAACACTGTGAGGCTGGCAAGGGAACCCTCCGGCAAGAAGGTCGACTGGTTCGGGGTTGGTGACTGAGCGCACATCTTCATACCTCCGTGTGTTCGGCCAATGTTTTTCTAGAACCTTGATGCAGTAAGGGTCGTTCTCGACCTGCCACGCGCACTCCATCCCTGCACGTTCTAACCCCAGGTCGATGCCGCCAATGCCAGCGAACAGGGAACCGTAGCGCATCGGTCATCGAGGGGTGCGCCAGCTGGCTATCTCTATCGCTCGACGCATGGTCCGTCGATTCTCGCCCACCAATCGCTGTAGGTCCCCACTTTTTATCCGATTTGCGAAACCTCTGTGACGACCTAGAATTTGTAACAACAGCCGTACCACGTCTTGTTCTACATTCATAATAACCTCCCTAAAGTAAGGGAGAGCGGTTGCCCGCTCTCCCCTGATCCTAAAATACTCCCCTAACGAATGCCCAAATCAAATGGGCCATCAAATAAATCATCGTTAGTGTCAAAAAGAGCCCAACGCACCGATTGGTTCAAGTGTCCATCATGCCGGCCCTATTGCGGCCTCTAGCACAGCACGATTGGCGACGCCGGCAGACTTAATTTCATCATCCGAACTTTTTGGCGTGATTTTCGTGAGCTCTTTCCCAGGGATACCTTCCGCTAGGCACTTTTGCCACAAGGCATTGTAGTGATCCCGCAACGATGTGTCGGGTTCGTTGCCCTTACTCTTGTTCTCAATCACCATCGGCATTTCCTCCGCCGGCGTGACCTCGAACCCGCTCATGGATACAATCCACGAGAATGCCAGTCGAGCCGCTTTGCCGGTGGCGCGTGTAATCGCCATTGACCGCCGAGCATACGCAGGGCGACCAGCCCATGTGCTCTCATCCATCCCGACAATCGCTGACCCGCGCCCTATCACTACACCGTCAGATGTGCGGATGAGCTCGACTGTGGCAGTGTAGGAACCATCCTCGTGTGCCTCCACCTTGCTTTCTGCGGGATTGATGCCCAACAGATTCAGCATGGTGGTCCAGCCTTCGACCCTGACATACCGCTTACCCCGAATGTTCGTGAAGAACCCTCGACTTTCAATGACGCTCGCAAGCGTATTGGCTATTGCAGTAGCCTGAGCTACCACATCGGCGGGCCCATTAGTTCTCAGGGACCCTAGCTGTACCGTGTTTGTGTCTTGTACTACTACTTCGGTTGACATGACATACCTCCCGTGATTTTGTTCCCCCCTTCAGGGGCGTGGTGTCGACACCACGCCCCATCGGAAAGGAGGTTGGAGGGAGTAGAGGCCCTCCCCACTGCCCGCGAACTGAGCTCGTGGACAGTAGGGAACACGCTACTCTAGATGCTGGGACCGTACTGATGCTCTAAGTTGCTCCGCCACGCGCTTGCGCAACCAGTGCTCATCGTCTTCTTCCATGTTAGCCTGAGCTTGGTCGGCTGTTTGCCCGAAATACTCACGGCCACTGTGCCGTGATCGAATCACAAACTCGTTGATCTCCTGATCGAACTTGACGTAAATCCCCGTGCAGTCGGGGCACACATCAGCCAGCAACAGATGGTCCAGGACATCTCGCTCACAACTCTCGCATGTCCCCATCTTGTAATCGGCATCACCCTCATGGGCGATATAGTCTGCATATTCTCTACTTTCCATGTTCATCTCCTATTCTACGCCGTAAAAATCTGCCCATGCTGTGTAATCGTAGACTTCCAGGTCTGCATCCTGGTCCTCGCGGATGATCTGGTCTTCCCGCTCGATGTCGTGCTCAAGATCGGTATCGGGTGCACGAAAAACAAACTGCGGTATTTTGCCCCAAAACGCCTCTGCTAACTCCCGTCGCATTTTACTCATACTCTCGCCAACTTCCTGCTTGCACTCTGTCATCATACCCTCCTTGCGTGTTGGTTTCTACGAGCATCAGATAGTCTCTTATTGCACGGCCCACTGTAGCACTCACAGACCGCTCCTCCAGTTCCGCCTGTTTCTCCACCTCGCGCTTAAGGCTCGCTGGCACGTATGCTGATATGAAAACCTTCTTCTTGTCTGCCATACCAGCAGTATACACTAGTTGTGTATTCTTGTCAAGTGTTGTGGGGAAGGAAGGGGTTGGGGTCGGGAGGGCTGCATGTCATTGTATCCGTCTAGGATTGTTTAGTAGTCAATCGCATTATCCCGACCCCAGCGATTGCTAACTCGCATTATACCCTAAACAGTGAAGTAAGCCAAAATATCCCTACAACAAATTGTTAGAAGCTTTCTGACAATTTGTTAGAAGCTTTCTGACAAATTGCCAAGAGCTTTCTGGCAAATTGCCAGGAGCTTTCTGGCGCCTTACATAGTAGAGCATACGATTCGCCGGAATATTCCCAAACCTACGCGCCAAATGCGCCAAATTACGCGCCAAAAAAGCGGAGTCCGTGCGGAGTCCGCTTTTTACCCCTACTCAACAAAAAAGCGGAGTCCGTGCGGAGTCCGCTTTTTACCCCTACTCAATCTGTCATAATGGCTTGCATCCGCACGCGGCTAGTGGTGGTGTTGCCGGTTTTGGCTGGATTCGTCAACCGTAACCACCATCCGCCCACCGCCGCTGTGGAAAAGCCGCGCTGCTGTCCAAAACTCATCGGGTCCAGATTGTCCTGGACATAACAACCGCCCTGCAAGAAATATTTGCTCTGGTCGCTCAGAATCCTGCCTTGCGCTGTTATGTCCTCAAACGGTAACTCCATGAACCAGCGATGATGCCGGTGTCCTTGATAATATATATCCGCAGACGGATGAGACGCTAAGGCCCTAGCTGTCTGGATTGTGCCCCTCGTCACCGGCGCAGACCCCGAAGAACCGTGTGCCCACCGCAGTTTCAGGGAGTGCCGCCTCCCGCCTGACGGGTAATGAAAAAAGAACACTATCCAACCCACGTATGGGCCGATTGTAGGGGCTTTACCACTTATAACCTGCATTTGCGATGCGAGCACCGATAATGGATCGAGCTCGTGCCGACGTAAATATTGTAGCTCGTGATTTCCGGTGGTGATTAGCTGGACCACATCTGCGTAAGGCGCGAGGAACTCCGCCAGGCTCTTACAGACATTGAAAATGTAGTTGTCGTCGCCGGCATATTCCTGCCGCAAGGCTCTGTGGGACCCGCGTGGGTCCTGGCGGGTCATCATAATGTCAAATGCGTCTCCAAACAGGCAGACAGGAGCCCCTTTTTCCAGAGCCTGGTCCAGATGCCGCTTTAGCGTCTGTCTTTTGCAGTTTACCGCGTCGAAATGCAAATCGCTGATTAGCAGGTATTCCTGCGACCATCCCGCTCGGATTTCGTGCTTGAAACCATAGCAACCTGGAGACAGCAGGTCATATATTTGTGGGATTGTTTTATCCATACACGGGGTTATCTATTAGCTTTGATATCCATATATCAGCCCAGCAGGACCTTTACCGCGCTCACGATACTGGCGACGGCAATGGGCACCATCAGGGTTTTGAGCCACCTCACCTCGGTGCGTAATTCTGAGATTGTAGCGTTGACGCAAGATACCTCTCGCATCAGGGACATATAGTTTGCGGCCAGTTCAGTGTAGTCATCGTTGAGGGTCTTGATGGATGCGCGGATGGCTGCCAGCGCGCCATTGGTGGTCATGCTGTACTCT